TTTTGAAGAATATTTTAGGGTCTTGAAAACAGGGGGAACACTTATTTTCAAGTGGTCTGATGCTCAAGTAAATGTTAAGGAAATTTTGGAATTAGTCCCACAACAACCACTTTTTGGGCAACAGCGTGGGACAACTCACTGGATGGCTTTTATGAAATTTTAGGAGGTATTGATGTTAAATCTTTACTTTGTCTATAACGGGCACTGCAAGTTTTACATTGGGACGTTTGACAATGTCGATGATCTCATTGAGCAGATGGAAGACCATCAATGGGCATTCTCTGGTATCACCAGACCAAAATTTAAAAAATATATCGGAAAAGACGATGTACGTTTTGATTATGGCGCGGTAGATTGCTATTACTTAGCAACAAAATCAACGTGCCGCGAACCACGTTAAAAGCGAGCTAGAATATGCGTCAGACTTGGACGAATGACGTATAAAGAATTTGCTAGCTCTTGTGTCTTTGAGCCATGAGGGGCAAGAGCTGGATTTTTAGAAAATAAGTTGGAGGAAGCGAAGATGAAGCTTGAAGACGTAAACAAAGCTAGATATATCATTCATTTGATTAAAGAGTACAAATATTTCTTAGAGGTTAAACACAAGTGCTGGGATGAGCTTATTATTACAAAGAAAGAGACTAATTATATTCTTAAAACGGCTTATGGATTTTTAAAAAAAGAAATCAAAGCAGATGAGATATTGTCTGGTCTAATTACAGAAGCCATCCAGAATCGAATCGAAATGCTAAAACAAGAACTTGTTGAATTAGGAGTAGAAATGGAGGAGTTGGAAGATGATGGAAGAGTTAAAGCAAAAAGTTAATGCAGCATACAACTGGACGGTAGAAGACGGGAAGCCCAAACCTCCCAAGCAAGATTTACCACAAGCGGTGAAAGACCGGGCGGACTATTTTTGGGAAATGGCAGAAGATGGTATGACGTTTATGGGAGCGATGGAATGCATCTTCGCTGATGAAAAGCCTACAGACTATGATTTGGGAGCTACTAAGGATTGGTTGCCAAAATCTAAGGAGTTTGATGATTGGGTTGGCTATTTGCCAAGCATGGCTCAGGTAGTTATTGCAGTTTATTTGATTTATGGAGGAAACTAAGATGAATAAGCAGGAATTGATTAAGAAGTATGAAGAATATGAAAATGGTTTATTTGATATTGGAGCAAGGGCAGCTTGTCAGCTGTTTTTAAAAGACTTGGAACAACTAGACGAACCAGAAAAAGTCAAAGTTCCGCAGTTTGTAGCGGATTTTATCGCAGAACAGAAAAAACTGGATCATACACTGTCCTACTCAATAGACGCAAGCATGTCTGATATAGTTGCAGAATGGTATTGGAATAATTCCGAACTCTTTGCTCAAGCTTGGATTTTTGGCTACGAGGTCGAGAAAGAGAAGCGGTATTTGGTGATTTTAAAAAATAGGCAGCCTTTGGTCAAATCGCAATCAGGGAGTACTCTTTATTTTAGTCAAGATATAACAGCTAGGAATTATAAAGGTACTCAAAAAGAACTAGAAGAAGCTGGTTTCGGCTGGGTATTTGATTGTGAGGGTGTTGAAGTTGAGGAGGTGGACTAAATGGAAAATTTAATGTTTTGGGGAATGTTTATAGCTTGCTTACTAATTTCGGCTATGACATTTTATATTATGTACTCTCAAGCGATGGTCAATAGAGATTTGGTAAGAAAATACTATGACTTAAAACAAGAACTTTTAAGAACTTTTGGTTGGGATGAATATGAATGGGCAAATAATTTTAGGGATTATGCTCATAAAGTTGAGGAACTTATAAAGTTTAAAAAAGAAATTGAACAACTTGAAATTATTAAAAAAGCATTAGAAGTCAAAAGTTTGGAAGAATTGCAGAAGAAGAAAGAACAGATTGAAAGTGTAATCAAAACGTTAGAAAAATGAGGAAGTGAAGTGATGAGTTATGAGTGTTCGAATTGTTGTAAAGAAATTGAGGATGAGTTTTTGGTAGTGCAAGAGAATCATGTTATTCTTGCGGTAATTAACGATGTTGAAAATTGTTTCTGTAGTCAGCAATGTGTCAATGATTTCTTGATGATTGAATCTAAATACTTATCAAATGGAGATATACCATACGATGAAGAGGAGGTTGAGTGATGGAAGATGAGCAAAATATTTTAGAGACACAATTGATTTTAGGTAAGCAAGTTTTAGAAATTGTATTGGATTTGCTAAATGACGATTCAAAAACAGGGGTAGTTCTACCTTTAAACATAAATGACCGTGAATTTACAATTACTGTAGAAAAGGAGGTCATAGATTGAAACGAAAAAGCATTTCTAAAGTCATGAGACAAAAAGTTTTAGATAAGTATGACGGCCACTGTGCATATTGTGGCAAGGTTTTGGACTTGAAAACTTTGAGAGTGGATCATTTTCATCCTCATTATCGAGGCGGAGAAGATAGTTTTGATAACTACATGCCAGCTTGCTATCAATGCAATTTCTACAAATCTACTCTTCTATTAGATAAATTCAGAGAGCAGATGTCTACCTTGCACGAAAGAATCAGCAAGCCATTTATAGCAAGACTTGGTTTAGATTATGGAATCATCAAAATCGAACCATTCAACGGAAAGTTTTATTTTGAGGAGGAGGCAACAGATTGAAACGATTTATCACAGTATGGATTCTATTGTCAGCTGGATTGAATATTTGGCAGAGTATCCACATTAAAAAACTAGAAGAGAAGCGCCCAATGGTTATCTATAAGGAAGATAACGCAGGCGCTGAAATCAAAGGCAGAGTCTTACAAAAGGAGAAGATTGGTGACATGTACACTGTTACATTGCAAAATTACGGAATATTCGTAATTACTCAAACAAACTATGAATCTCTAAAAATAGGAGATGAGGTAATATTGTGATGGTAAAGTACAATAAACCAACTTACATCATCATTCAGGAAGCAATGGCAGAGCGAATTAGATTTCTGGAAGATGAACTTTATGAAAGGGCCTATAAGGATATTGAGAAACTAGAAGCTCAAAATGATTTCTTAAAAGGTCTTTGTAACAATCAACTTGAAATCATCATGGATTATGAATGGAAGCAGATGCAAGAGCAGGCTACATTTTTAAAAGCTAATACTAGAAAGTGGAGAGCAAGATGCAACTAATATTGAAAGAACTTAGAGAGGATCTATGTCTATCTGTAGGACAGATGGCGAAAGAGACAGGTGTCTCCCCAAATACAATTTATTTGTACGAACGAGGTGGATATCCGTCGATTAAGCAAATTGAAATGATTGCTAAAACATATGACGTGAATCCTGCTTGGTTAGTTGGATGGATAGATGATGAAATGATGCCTGGAGTCCAGGTCGTTGAGAAAGTTGTCTATAAAGAAAGTCCAACGGCAAGATTGCCGGATTATTTCAACAACAATAACGAAGGTAAGATTATCAAGTGGAAGCAGTCACGAAGATATCGAGGGGGTAGGAATTGAAGAAATTAAGCGACGAAGACCTCAAAACATTAGACAGAGAACTTTTCAAATTTCAAAACATTCAACGGACAATAGATTTGAGAAGGCTAGAACTAGAAACTCGAAATCCAGATTCTCAAAGTGGGCCCAGCGTAGGAATAAGCAAACCTACCGAAACCATTGCAATCAGAATCGCAGATGATCCAACCTTAAAATTTCTCGAAGGGTTCAAAGCTATTATTAACAAACTCCTAATCAATCTAGTTGATGAAGATAAGGAAATCTTTAATCTGCGCTGGAGATATCCTCAACTGAGATGGGAAGAAATAGCAGAACAGAAATTCATGAGCAAAGCTACAATCTATCGACGTAGAAGGATTATCCTAGAACAGTACGCTATTTTGAAAGGTGAGCTATAAATAAACATGAGACAAAAGACATCTTGAAGTCTCACAAAAAAAGGGTTATTATGATAGCATGAACTTCTGAAACAAAAACACACATCACACTTTAGGAGTCATCCTTAATTCTAGTCAGAAAAGTTGTCCAACAGAAGTATCGTCAAGAGTCAGCAAATGCTGGCTTTTTGTTTTGGGAAAGGAGGTAGAATATGGAATTTGTATCACCGATAAAAGATAATGACGACATTCAGGCAATGAAAGATTATCTCAGAGAGTGGAATGAGATGTATTATATGCTATTCATCACAGGTCTGAATACTGGTTTGCGAGTCGGAGATATACTTACCTTGAAAGTTAAAGATGTCCAGGGATGGCATATCAAGCTGAGAGAACGGAAGACTGGCAAGCAGATAACAAGACGGATGACAAAAGAACTCAAGAAAGAAATGAGAAGATATGTCGAAGACAAACCATTTCATCATTTCTTATTCAAGAGTAGGCAAGGGAAAAATAAAGCAATCACTCGTGAGAGAGCCTATCAAATTATTCATGAGGCTGCCGAAGAACTTGGCATTGATAATGTTGGAACACATACAATGCGAAAAACGTTTGGTTATAAATATTACAACAAGACAAAGGACGTAGGAACATTACAAAAAATGTTCAATCACTCATCACCTGCAATTACCCTGAGATACATTGGGATAGAACAAGCAGAGCTTGATGATGCTCTACGGAACTTTGTCATTTAATTTTTTTAGATATTACTTTCACATAATGAGTTAAGCATAAACTGAAAAAATGAAGCTCTTTAAAACCCATGATTAGTAAGGGTTTGAGATTTAGAGTGAGTTTAACAAAATATAAGATATGTGAAGGTGAGGGATAAAATTGGTATAGTTACAAGAGGTATGACTATGATAAAAATACTGAAAAGAATTTTGAATTTGATTTCTAAAAAAATATCAAGCAAAGATAAAATTCAAATTTTAGGAAGCGTTGGCGATGAAACTTTAAACCTCGAAGTAAGCGACATAGGGATACAAGGGGAAATTGTGGTTAGTGAAATTCACCCAGAATCAATTAGATTTTATAAGCATATCAAAGACAATAACAAAATCATTTCTATTGGCGAATACAAAAATAAAAAAAGAATGAGACAAAAGACATCTTGAAGTCTCACAAAAAAAGGTTTATTATGGTAGCATGGTTTTCTTGTATGAGAGGGGATAGGTCAAAGGCCTGTCCCTTTTAGCATTGAGAAAGGAGGTTTGAGATGTATAACAAACCTATCAGACCATCCTTGAGATCTAAGAAGTGGGAGAAGTTCCGTGATAGGATAATGCGTAAGCATGATTATCTTTGTCAAGAAAGTTTGCGTTACGGAATTTCTGTTCAAGCAGAAATGGTTCACCATATCTTTCCTGTATCTGAATATCCTGAACTTGAATTCGTTGAATGGAATTGTTTGCCGTTGACGAATAAGAAACACAATACGTTTCACGATAGAGTGAACGATAGAGTAATCAATCAAGGATTGTATTGGCAGAAAAAAAGAAAAAAAGAATTTTTAAATTTTTTCAAAAATGAAAAATGAAAATTTTTAGTCCCCCCTCTTTTTGAAAAATCATTTTGGCCAGTAGGGTACCGGTGAAGGGAACTTTTTCCAAGTCGGGGGCCTTCAAACAAAAAGGGGGTAAAAACTAAGCGATTTTGACGAAAGGAGGTAGTTTTTGGCTAAACCAATTACAGCAAAGTCGATTAAGTCAAAAGTAGTCAAGCAGATGAAAGACTTAGGCACTTATCGTAAAGAGTTCGAAATGATCATTGATATTTTTGCAGGAATGCTCTATCAGTATCAGAAACTTGCTCAAGATTATGCTGACATGGGTTATCCAGTAACAGACACCTACGTCAATAAGGCTGGTGCTGAGAATGAGCGCAAAGTTCCAATCTTGACAGCGATGGAAATTTTGAGGAAAGATATTCTTAGCTACTCTAATCAGTTGATGATGAATCCGAAGTCGCTCGGTGAGGTAGTAGAACAAGAAGGTGATTCAGTTCTTACTGAGGTCCTGAAGTTCAAGAACGAAATCAAAAAGAAGCGAGTGGCTGGCAATGGGTAATCTTGGCAAAGCGAAAGAGTATGCTCAACACGTCATTTCTCACAGAGAGGAACATTGTGAGGAGAACATTCTTGCAGCTGAACGTTTCTTACGTGATCTTGAAAATCCTGAGTTTGAAATGGATGAGGAAATTGTTGATTTCGTTGTTCACTTCATCGAGAATACAATAGTCCATCAGCAGGGTGATGATATGTTTGCGGTGTCTATCCGTAACAAGCCATTACTCTTGCAACCGTGGCAACATTTTGTAGTTGTGAATCTGTTTGGGTTCTACTATACGGGTACAAATGAGCGTAGGTTTAAAGAAGCGCTTATCATGCTGGCTCGGAAGAATGGGAAAACATCGTTTACTGCTGCAATCGCTCTAGCTTATCAGATCCTGGACACGGATAGCGGTTCAAAATGCTATATCGTGGCCAACTCGGTCAAGCAAGCTATGGAAGCCTTTGGATTCTTAAAATTCAATGTAGAGCGATGGAATGACAAGAACATTCGTATCAAGGATAACAACCAGGAACACTCAATCACTGCTAATTTTGGTGTCGAGGGTTCTTTCTTTATCCAGGCATTGGCCAACGATGAAAGTCGTTTGGACTCATTGAACGGTAACGTAATTATCCTAGACGAAGCTCACACGATGAGAAACAGCAAGAAGTACGGTCTTATGAAGAAAACAATGTCAGCATACCGAAACAGTATGCTTTTTGTTATCTCTACGGCTGGTGATATTCCTACTGGATTTCTTGCTAACCGTTTGAAATACTGTCAAAAGGTCCTTAAACAATTGGTCAAGGATGATTCCTTGTTCATGTTTATCTGCAAAGCTGACCAGACGACTGATGGAGACGTGGGCGATTACCTGGACGAGAATGTTCTAAAAAAAGCCAATCCCTCGTGGGGTGTTACGGTGTCGCTCAAGTCTCTGAGAGAAGAAGCCGAACAGGCTATGAACGATCCACAGACAAGAAATGAGTTTTTCAACAAGACTTTGAATGTCTTCACAAACTCTATGAATGCTTATTTCAATCCTGATGAATTTATTGCTTCAGACAGTTGTTACGATTGGACCCTAGAGGAGCTGGCCCGTTTACCAATCCAATGGTACGGTGGTGCTGACTTGTCAAGATTGCACGACCTAACCGCTGCTGCTCTCTATGGTGTCTATCATGATGGTGAAAAAGATATTGATATCTGTATCACACACGCTTTCTTCCCTCGTGTCAACGCTCAGAAAAAGGCCAACGATGACGGGATTCCACTCTTTGGGTGGCAGTCTGATGGTTGGTTGACGATGAGCAACACTCCGACCGTCCTCTATGATGATATTGTCAAATGGTTCATCAAGATGAGGGAGAAAGGGTTCAAGATTGCTGCTGTCGGAATGGATAGGAAATTTGGCCGTGAGTTTCTGACGAAGATGAAACAAGCTCGGTTTAAGATGATTGACCAACCACAGCTTTTCTATCTGAAATCTGAAGGATTTAGACGGATTGAGTTCAAAGTTAAGAATAAAGAGTTTTACTATCTTCATTCTGATGCTTATGAATACTGTGTGAGCAACGTTAGAGCAATTGAAAAGGTGGACGATGCTGTGCAATATGAGAAATTAGACGGTGACGGTGGTACTGCAAGAATTGACTTGTTCGATGCCAGCGTTTTTGCTTGCATTCAGGCTCTTGCCAATCTTGGTAAGAATCAGAATGTCATGAGCTTCTTTGATTAGAGAAAGGAGGTGAGGAAAGATGGGGCTTTTAGATAGGTTTTTGAAACGTGGTAAGAGTCGAGGTGGAACGAATGTTATCACTCATTCAGATTTTGGACTTTATATTGACGGTGATAGCTATGTGCCTTTGGCCCGCAATCCTGATGTGATTTCTGCGGTCAACAAAATTGCTGACATGGTGTCGAACATGACTATTCACTTGATGGAGAATACTGATAAAGGCGATATCCGAATAAAAGACGGACTGGCTCGCAAGATTGATGTAAACCCATGCGACAATATGACTCGCAAAACTTGGATTTTCAAGATTGTGCGTGACCTGTTGCTATTTGGTGACGGAAATTCAGTTCTTCATGTTGAGTATGATCCTGTGAATGATTATATTTTGAACTTGAGACCATTCGCAATGAGTGAGGTTTCTTTCAAAAGTGATGATGTTGGTTATATCGTGAATTATCGTGGTATCGACTACAACCCAAGCGAAATCGTGCACTTTGTAATCAACCCAGATCCAGACAATCCATTTGTAGGGACTGGCTACAGACTTGCTCTGAGGGATATTGTTAGGAATTTAAACCTTGCTACTCAAATCAAAAAAGGCTTTATGAATGGCAAGAACGTTCCTAGCCTGATTGTTAAGGTTGATTCTTCGGATGGAGACTTGGGCACGCAAGAGGGACGAGACAGGGTTGCTAAGAAATATTTAGCAACAAGTCAGGCAGGCGAGCCGTGGATTATTCCTGATGCTTTGTTGAGTGTAGAGCAGGTTAAGCCGCTTAGCTTAAAAGATATCGCTATTAATGAATCTGTTGAAATTGACAAGAAAACAGTTGCTGGGCTTTTGGGAGTTCCAGCTTTTATTTTGGGAGTTGGTAGCTTTGACAAAGAAGAATACAACAACTTTGTCAATACAACGGTCATGAGCATTGCTACGACGATCACTCAGACCTTAACGAGAGACTTACTCGTTTCAAATAATCGGTATTTCAAACTTAATGCTCGCTCGCTTTATTCGTATGACATTACAGAGTTATCTTCAGTTGCTGAACAGATGACTAAAAGCATGGCAATGCGTCGAAATGAGTGGAGGGATTGGCTTGGGATGCCACCAGATCCTGATATGGATGAGCTCCTTGCTCTTGAAAATTATCTACCGCAAGACAGACTTGGGGACCAGAAGAAACTGAAAGGGGGTGAGGAAGAGAATGAACAAACGGAATAGCTATCGCACTGCTCAGTTCAAAACACGAGAAGAAAGTGAAACTGGTGATTTGATTTTGAGTGGGTACTTTATCAAGTTTGATGAAGTTACTGAATTATGGCCAGGTTACTTTGAAGTGATTAAGCGTGAAGGTGTTGAAAAAGCAATTCAAAACGCTGACATCCGGGCATTGTTTAACCATGATGATAGTTTAGTGCTTGGTCGTACTGGTAACGGGACGGTCATTTTAGGAGTTGATGAAATCGGACTTTACGGTGATATCATCATCAATAAGGATGACCCGCAAGCTGTCGGGGCCTACGCTCGTGTTCAGCGTGGCGATGTGATTGGATGTAGCTTTGGTTTCATCCCAATCAAAATCAATACGGAAGAGCAAGCAGATTGTTCGTACTTGGACACTATCTTAGAATTAGAAATCTTTGAAGTGAGTCCATGTACTTTCCCAGCCTATCCGCAAACGGAAATTGCTGCACGACAGAAAGACTTTGAAAGTCAACAGCGTGCCAATCGTGAAGCGCTGGACAAGCGCAAGAAAGAAATTAAGGAGAAATTTAACCTATGCACAAATCATTGATTTTAGGCGCTCGCATGCGCAACAAAGCAGAAAAAGTGGTAGAACTTGAAGAATCAATCAAAGAATTGAACAAGCGTTCTGAACTTGAAGCGAAGAAATTGGATCAAGCTGGAAATGATGAAGAAGTTTCAGCAGTTGAAAAGAACCTGGAAGACATTCAAAAAGAATTGGATGAAAAATTGGCAGAAAAAGAACAACTTGAAAAGGAAATCGAAGATTTGAAAAATCAAGTTGAAGAACTGAATCGTAAGGCACCGACTTATCCAAGTAAAGAACATCGTGGAGGACAAAAATTGGAACAACGTGAAGCATTCGATCATTATCTTCGTACAAAACAAGTGCGAGCTGAAGGACTTAAATCAACAGATGGAGAACCAATCATCCCTGTTGAAGTAATGGCGCCAAAAGAAGGGAAGCAAGACAAAACTGACTTAACTTCTCTTGTAAATGTCGTAAACGTGAAAAACGCAAGCGGGAAGTGGTCTGTGGTTAAATTAACTGACCAAGAAATGAACACAGTTGAAGAGTTAGAAGAAAACCCTTCACTAGCTAAACCTAAATTTACAAAAGTGAATTACGAAATTAAAACCCGTCGTGGGCACTTACCTGTATCGCAAGAAATCATTGACGATGCAGAATACGATGTAATGGGATTGGTCGCAAAACAAGCGCGAAACCAAGAACGCATTACTAAAAACAAAGAAATTGCAAAGGTACTTAAAACAGCAACTGCTAAAAGTGCAGCTGGCTTGGATGGATTAAAAGACATCCTAAACCTAGACTTAAAACCATACTACGATGCTACAATCGTATGTACTCAAACAATGTTTGCAGCTCTTGATAAAATCAAAGACAAAGATGGTCGTTACATGCTTCAAACAGACATTACTTCTCCAACAGGTTACAAATTTGCTGGACGTGTTATCGATGTTTATCCTGATGATGTAATCGGAGCAGTTAAAGGCGATATGAAAGCATTCATCGGGGATGTCGGGGAATTTGCTACATTGTTTGATCGCGCTCAAACAACAGTAAAATGGCAAGATGATAAAATCTACGGTCAATACTTAGCAACTGCAAACCGTTTCGATGTTAAGAAGGTAGATGAAGACGCTGGATTTTATGTAACCTACACTGATGTTGTAGCTTAAGGAGGTAACATATGAGCTATAAAGTAATCCGTCCTTTCAAGGACTTGGCTGATCCTGAAAAACATGACTATGCTGTTGGCGATATCTTTCCTCGTGAAGGATATGAGCCCACAGATAGCTTCACCAATGGCCTTTTGACTGGTGTCAACACTGCTGGCTCTATCTTCCTTGAGGTTTTGGGAGATGATGAGCCTAAGAAACCAGCTCATGAAACAAAAGAAGTTAAGGAAGAGCCCGCAGTTGAGCAGGAAGAAACAGTTAAGGAAACTGCTGAAGAGCCTGCTAAGGAAGTTGAGGAGTAAGCGTGGATGAAGGTCAGCTTTTAGAATTGCTGAAGCTTAAGCTGGGTATTTCAACCCGCTTGAGAGACAAGCCGTTAGAAAAAATCATTTCAAGTGTCATCACTGAATTGACCGATAACCTCGGTATCGAGCTTGTCGGTGAGCGTGCTGACCATGAAATGTTTATTGTTGACTATGCTGCTTATCGCTATGAGGGTGGAGTGGACATGCCACGTCACCTTCAGTGGCGATTGCATAATTTACAGATAGCATCAAAGAAAGAGGTCAAGAATGTGGAATCATGAAATCAAACTGATCTCTAAAAAAGTCACAGGTAAGGACAAGTTACTACAACCAATCTCTGAAGATGTTGAAGTAACTCTCTTATGTCGCAAAAAGAGAGTTACTCGCTCTGAATTTTATCAAGCAAATCAGGCAGGTCTAAAACCGAGCTTGGTCGTTGAGATTCGAAATTTTGAGTATGAGAATCAGGAGTTTGCGAAATTTGAAGGCAGGCAATATCGTATCTTGAAAACCTATCCTATTGATTCTGAAATTTTAGAGTTGACTTTATCAGAGGTATTGAAATGAGTAATGACCTTGCTGATTTGATAGCGAAAGAGCTTGCAGCTTACTCTGATGAGGTTACTGAAGAAGTGGATAAGATTGCAGAGCAAGTGGCCGATGAGACTGTGGATGAGTTGAAAGAGACAAGTCCGAAACGGTACGGAAAGTATCGTAGAAGTTGGAAAAAGAAGAAGTTAGCCAATGGCTCTTTCGTTGTGTTCAACGCAGTTGCAAGTCTTACTCACATACTTGAAAACGGGCACCTTTCAAGAAATGGTGGTCGTGTCGCTGGTATCGTCCACATCAAGCCAGCTGAAGAAAAAGCAATTCAGAACTTTGAGAAGCGTATCAAGGAGATTGGGAAATGAAGCTATCAGACTTTGCTGCTATTTTGGAACAGGCAGACTTGCCTGTCACTTATCGAGCGTTTAAAACTGGGAACGCTCCTGACCTACCTTACCTGGTCTATTATGAATCGAGTCCAGCCATCAATGCAGCTGACAACACGGTTAATCATCAGATTAAGAGCGTGACAGTAGAGCTAGCTCTTGAGCGGAAGGATGAAGATTTGGAAGAACATCTGGAAGAGCTGTGGACAACCCACGAGCTCTTTTTCGATGTTCAAGAAGAAACATTTATCGAGACTGAAAGACTCTATGTCAAGTCTTATACGGTCTATCTATACTAAGGAGGAATGACATGACTCAAGAAAATAAAGTAACCTTTGGTTTGAAAAATGTTCACGTTGCGCCAATTAAATCAATCGGTGCAGATGGAGTGATTGCTTACGATGAAATTTTCCGCTTTCCTGGAGCAATGGAATTGACATTGGATCCAAAGGGTGAATCAACACCAATCAAAGCAGACGATATCGATTATCACTTCATGAACTCAAACGAAGGGTATGAAGGGAAATTCAAAATCTCTCACATTATTGAAATGTTTGCGACTAAGATTTTGGGTGAAATCAAAGATGCTCAGACGGGTGTTTTGACTGAAAAAGCTGATGCAGAATTCACATCATTTGCCTTGATGTTCGAATTTTCAGGGGACAAGAACAAAACACGTCATGTTCTTTACTACTGTTCAGCGAGCCGTCCAGGAAATGGCTCAAAAACCAAGAACGGTACAAACGTCAATGAGCGTGAACTTGGCTTTAAAGCAAGTCCTCGTCCTCTGGATTCAGTTGTTAAACGTTCTATCACATCAGCTGATAATAAGGAAATTTATGACAACTGGTTCAAGAAAGTGTATGAACCTACTGCGGTGGCAGCTTAAGGAGAAAATCTATGCGTAAAATCGTTTTGGTTGGTGATCAGGAGTATGAGCTGGGGACCAATGGCTATACTCCTATCGCCTACAAGCAACAATTTGGGAAAGATTATTTTCAAGATTTGTTCTCAATGTTGAAAAATCAATCATTCATGAATGAATTGAACAAGTTGGAAACTGAAAAAGAATTGACAGCGACTAATATTGACATTTCAATGCTAGAAGAGTTTGATATGACCTTTTTCAATCGTCTTTTTTGGACCTTTGCTAAATCTGCAAATCCTCAAATCAAGCCTTATGAACAATTCTTCATGGAAATGGAAATCTTCCCGATTCAGGAAGTTGGACCTGTGCTGATGGAAATGCTGAATGCGAGCATGACGACAAAAAAGCACCAGATGAATCAGAATCAGCTAGCGAAGAAATCTTCACAGTAGAATCCTATTTGTCTTGCTGTAAAGAAACTGGTCTGTCTATCGATGATTTAAAGCACATTTCAATCGGAATGGCTCTGGATTATCAGACGGATTATGTAAATCTGCGGAGCGAGGACAAAGGTGGCGAACGGAAGGCAACGCAAGCTGATTTTGACAGTTTTTAAAGAAGAAATGAGTGCTGAGAGAGCGATTCTGGGGTCAAGTTCATTGTCCTAACTGCATTATCAGTCGTAGAAGTTCTCTCAGTGCTTTTCTATTTTTTATGAAAGGAGGAAATATGGCAGGAAATATCAAAGGTATCAAAATTGAAATCGATGGCGACACGCAACCCTTACAGAAGGCGTTAAAAGCTATTAATAAAGAGTCTGTTAATACTACAAATGAACTAAAACAAATTGATAAGGCTTTAAAGTTTGACACTGGGAATGTTATTTTACTAACCCAAAAACAAGAAGTCTTACAGAAACAAATAGGTATAACCAGAGACAAACTAGAAACTTTAAGACAAGCTCAATCTAAAGTAGACGAGGAATTTAAAAAGGGGAATATTGGTTCTGAACAGTATCGCGCTTTCCAGCGTGAAGTAGAAGTGACTCAAAATGTCCTAAAAGGATATGAGGGAAAGCTTGCTAGTGTCACTCAAGCTCTTGAAGGAAATGGTAATGCAGCTAAGAACAATCAAGCTCAACTAAAAGAATTGCAGAATGAACAAAAATTGCTTGCTAGTGAATCTGAAAAAGTAGTTAGTTCGTTTAAACTGCAAGAAAGCCAGATGGGTGCCAATGCTAGCGAAGCAGACAAGTTAGCATTAGCCGAAAAAAAGATTGGCGAACAGTCTGAAATCGTCACTCGTCAAATCGAAAACCTTGAGAAGCAGTTAAGCCTAACTAAAGAACAGTATGGCGAAAACTCAGCCGAAGCTAACAAGATGGAAGCAGAGCTAAATCAAGCTAAGACCGCTTACGCTAATCTTAATCAGGAATTAGGAAAACTTGGTAGTA